AGTACGTCGAGCCGAAACACTGTAAATGGTGCGGACAACCCCTGAGCGGCAGACGGACAAGCTTCTGCTCAAACGAATGCAGTAAAAAGTTTAATAATATGACTGTTTGGAATAGAGGACGTGACGCTTACTCTCTAAGGATTCTGTACCGCGACAACTTCACTTGTCAGGACTGCGGAGAATTTCACGCTTTCAAGAACGAGTTCGGAATTTTCGTTCCAATAGACGACGGAAAATTAAACGTACATCACATAGTGCCTGTATCGGAAGGCGGCGGAGATGAACCCTCAAATCTTGTCACGCTCTGCGTAAACTGCCACCTCCGAAGGCACGGAAAGGAGAAACATGACTAATGATCCTATTAGTAGTTATTGGTATTTAGTATTTGTGTTTTTGTTGCTCTACTTTATTTAAGATATTAATGTATTTTGGTTAGACAAAAGAAAATACATACATAATAAAAGAGGAGAAATATGACTGATTGTAAACATTTGATTACTAAAGATATTACGCCATGGCACGGAGATGTGTTTGACCATCCAGTATACGAGTACACGTGTAAATTGACTAAAAGAAAAGTTATACTGCTTGTAAACTGCAAGAGTAAATGTTGTGAAAATTACGAGCCTGTTATGGACGAAAGGGGAAAAAGATGACACGTAAAAGATATATAAAGCTGCTCATGGGGCGTCAAGGTTATAGCCGCAACGAGGCGCGACAAGAAGCTTGTACCGTGACGAGACACAAAGCTCTTGTTGACAAAAACAATCACAAAATCAAGTCCTTCGGCGGTACCGCCCGTAGACCGCAAGCGAGCTATAAGGAGTATTATGACTGTGATGTAAAGCTTGGCGGCAAAAATGGGATTGAAAGAATAATGAGAATACTTGCGGAGTGTAACAAATAGGAGTATGACACGTAAAAGATTCATCAAACTGCTGATGGGGAAATTCCGCTTTCCCAGAAATAAGGCGAGACTGTTCGCAAACAAGGTAGTATTATGGCACGAAATAGACGACACAAACAACGCCACTTTTAAAAAGTTGGGAATCAAGTCGCGAGAAATGCCATCGACATATTCGGGACTCTATGCATGGATTCAGATAAACGAGTTGGCGAAAGGTCTTGCGGAAAGCCTTGTCGCAAACAACGGAGGGAACAAATGGAACAGTATAACGAAATTCTAAAGCTGAAAACGATGCTCGAGGAAGCGGGAATTGTGTTCGACTTCTACCCGCGAAAAGACCTGCACGACGAATGGGACGGCTACCAGATATGCTACCCCGCCGACGCAGGAAGAGTGTGCAGTGTAATAGAGGGCGCATTAACCTACGGCGGTGTGTGCGACAGACTGGAAATAATGGGACTGCTGACAAAAGAAGAACGCAAAGACGGCACCGTAAAAGGATGGCTGACAGCGGAGGATGTGTTCGCGAGAATTAAGAAACATTGGGAGGTAAACTATGGAAAGCGGAATTGAAGGTTGGATGAGTGTTAAAGAAATGATGCCCGACCCCGACGTTTGCACAGTGTTGCTGTTGCGGAGAGCCGGAGGAAGAAAAGGAGAGAAGCCATGGACGCGGTTGAATTTTTGAAAGCAAAAGTACGAATGCGCGCGAATATGGACAGCTGCACATCCTGTGGTTTATGCAAGGAACACACTGACTGCGACACGAGGTGCTTTACTCATCCCGAAGAAATTGTTGCTGCTGTTGAAAAATGGGCTGCGGAACACCCTGTCAAGACGAGACAAAGCGAATTTTTGAAGATGTTCCCGAATGCGGCACTATTTAGCTTTGGCACAACTGATATATGCGACATATGCCCCGCAAAGGTTGACGATACACTCGAATGCGATACTATCCGAAACTGCGGTTGTTATGGTTGCAAACGCAAATATTGGCTTACGGAGGTAGATTAAATGAGAACAACATCCGATGAACTGCTCGAAAAGTGCGGACTATGGTTTATTACGTCGCCAGAAGCGGAAGAACTTGCAGGAGAATCCCCGTGCATGAACTGCGCAAGAGAAGACTGCAACCTCAGCGGATTTTTCGAACTTGCAAGAAAGCGGTTGTACCTTCACGCGATGATTGAACGCAAACAAGAAGAATATAACTTGCTGAATGTGTTCGCCGAAGCACTCCCCGCACTGGTGATTGACTGCAAAGAAAGGATTGCACCGAACGAATGCACTGCAAAATAAGCGACTGCTTTAATTGCCCTTATCCCGACTGCATCAACGATACCTTTACCTCGCCGAGGGAGTTTACGCCGGAGCAGAAGAAACGGCAGTGTGAGCTGAAGAAGAAAATGCTTGCGCGGCGAAGAGAGGACGGAGTGTGTATCTACTGCGGAAAGAAGCCCGCGGACAAAGGTTATAAATCCTGCATGGAGTGTCGGATAGAACGAACGAAGAAGAACCGCGAATACAGCCGCAAAACGGAAAGATTTACTCCGCGTGAACTGATGGACGGCGTAAAACTGTGCAAGCTGTGTGGGAAAAGACCGCCTGTTGACGGAAGAACGATTTGTGAAGAGTGTTTTAAAAAATGCCTTGACAATCTTAATCACGCCGACAGCAAAGAGCAGCCGAACAACGGCTTTAGAGCATCAATAGAAGCGTACTGGAGGGGGAGATAATGACAAGGGATGGAATTATAAAAATCTTAGACAGAGCCATGCAACGCTATGTCGAGCGGAATCAGCAGCTTTTCCTCAGCAAGGGAAAAACCGACAAGGAAATGTGGGAGGAGCTTGAAGCTATAAACAATGCGCGGTATATTCTCTCACGCTTGCCGCAGGTCGTGAATTGCCCTGACTGTGGGAGAATGTACGATACCGATTATCTTCACTTCTGCGGAGGTGATGAGTGTGTGAGTGGAGGTGATAACGACGAAAACGGTAATGTTTAAAATCGACTACCCGCCAACCAAAGCCGGAAAGACAGCATGGAACAGTCGATACGGACTGAACGCATACTACGCGGGTAAGCATTGGGCGGTGAGACAAAAAGACGCTGAATACTGGCATAAGCTTGTACGAAGTGAACTTTTGAAACAAAATGTTCCGATTTCAAAGTTCAATGTCCCTGTTGGAGTGAAGTTATGGTTTAACGATAGGTTGGACATCGACAATGATTCAACCTACGCAAAACTCATTATTGATTCGCTCAAAGGACTATTCTTTGAAGATGATAGTAAAAAATACGTGCAGCAGTTAGAACTCAATTGTCACGATGAGGACTACATATTAGTTGCAATAGAAAGGATGAAATGAACCATTATGAGCAAAGAAAACCGTGAAACAATCCTTAGCGAAGTAAAGAAGATAATCTGCAACGACCGCAACGAGCAGTACGGAGAGCCGGAAGACAGCTTTGAGAAAATAGCGGATTACTGGACAACGTATCTCAAGCACAATTGCGTTGCTCCCGACGCGGACTGTGATTTAGGAGCGCGAGACGTAGCTATACTAATGATGCTGTTCAAGCTCGGTCGCATGGAGACAAGCTGTTTCGAAAGCTACGACAGCTTTATAGACGCGATAGGCTATATGACCTGCGCAACGGATATCGAATACCCGAAATCGTCAAACTGGGAGAAACCCAATGCAGATAATTAAAATAATCGTCGCAATACTGCTGTATGGGTATGCCGTCGGTTATTTCATCGGAGCGTTTGCACTATATGAAGCACCCAACGCAAAACCTGTCAAGCCGAAAATAAAGGTGATGATGTACGGACAAATAGCGGCAGAGGTCATAGCCGCTACACTACTGCTTAAAAATTGAAAGGAAGTGTTGACTTATCGCAAACTTTAATTTTAATCGCGTTATCCTCGGGGGACGTTTGACGGCAGACCCCGAGTTGAAAACCACGCCGTCCGGAATTTCCGTAACATCATTTACCGTTGCGGTTAACAGACGTTACTCCGGCAAAGACGGAGAGGAAACCAAAGCGGACTTCTTCAATATAACCGCATGGAGACAGACGGCTGAATTCATCACGCGCTATTTCAGAAAAGCAAGCTCCATCTGCGTAGTCGGAACCCTTCAGACAAGAACATGGACAGACCAGCAGGGGCAGAAGCGTTTTGCTACTGAAATTGTCGCTGACGAAGCACATTTCGTTGACGCGAAGTCGGAAATGCCGCAACCGCAAGCCGCACCGCAATCAAGCTACATTCCCGACGCATACACCCAACCGAAAACAGCTGCCACCACACCTGTATTCGAGGACATAAACCCCGATTCGGAAGAACTGCCTTTCTAAAGCGAGGTGCATATGATAGAATGCATAGAAACGTGCGAGCATATGCAGAGCGTGTTCCCCGACTATCCGTGCGGAAGAGAAAACTGCCGCTTTAAAGGAGACAGCGAGAAAGCGAACGCTTGTATATGCACCGTGCAGTGTCCGTTGTTTGACGCATGGTTTTCGGAACACTGGCACAGAATACAAAAAAACGCACAATACCTGCGCAAAAAGGAATAGCGAGAGAGAAGAGCCGACCTGTTTCGGTTCTTTTTCTATATATCGTAACATACAAAATATTAATGAATTTAGAAATATTTCATAAACTCACGTCTTTCGGATGGTGTTTTGTAGTATTTTAGAAACAAATACTTAACACTTTTGTGATATAATAAAGCAAATCCAAATTAACAATATTATACGGAGGTTTTTAATGGCACAACAAAAAAAGTACAACCCCTACGATGATGTAGCGGGCGTAGTCAACATGAAGTCGAGATACAACCAAGGCAAAGCAACAGGCGACCCGAATTACCGCTCATATAATGAACAGGCAAAGCAGTACTACGATAACCTTGTAAGAAACGGCATGGGGAGCGTGGCGGACGAGCTTCACTCAGTGGACTATGACCAAGCCGTAGATATCTTAAAGAGATATTCACCCACGCCGGACTATGAGGACTTCTATTCCGACCTTGCCGCAACAACGATTAATAACGCGCAGAATCCCCAACCGTCAGATACCGTCAATAGAATACTGAACTCGTTCACCAATACCGACAACCTTCTTAACGGAGAGATAAAGCACGACAGCAACGGAAATGTTATCAGCGGACTTAACGCAGACCACTATAATACCGGCAAGAATCAGCTCGATTACCTCAACAACTTCGACGTAACCAAGCAGAGCTACTACGAGCCGATTATGAGCGAGTATAAGCTCAAAGGCTATAACGCCGCACAGGGTGAATACGCAGACACAGGCGCAACGAACGGCGGTAATATAGATTCATACGCAGCCGCTAACGCCAACAGACAGCAGCTCGCTTTCACTAACGCCGGAATGAACGCCGCTCTCGCACAGGCAAATCAGAACCAAGGCAACTGGCAGGCACTCTACGACAGCATGACGGGACACCTCGGCAATATGGGTACGATAAACTCAAACAACCTCGCAACAGGC